CCGCTGTACGAGGTTCATCCTTCGGCAATTGCTCCCGTAGCAAATGAAATTGCATTGACTGAACAGCGCATTGCAAGCATCACGCTTGCCGACCTGTTCCATGATTTGCCCGCTGACATGCGCCCTACTGATATGACTCTTGGTGAATACATGCAGCGCAAAAGGGAACGGTTGCAACTCATTGCGCCCGCGATGTCTTCTTATGAGCCTAATGTGTTGGACAAGATAATTTCGCGTTGCTATTCCGCATTGGAAAGAAACGGATTGATTCCGCCGCCGCCGCCTGAGTTTGGAGAGGTGGCAGACATTGAAGTTGAATACACTTCAATCGTTGCTCAGGCTCTGAATATGTCCGGTGTTGAGGCTCTGCGCGGATTCACGGCTGACGTTGCGAATCTGATTCGGCTTGAGGGCGAGGCGCGGCAGCTTGGTTCTAAGGCGGTGCAGAAGTTGAACGTGGACCAGAGCATCGACGAGCTTGCCAAGGGCTGGGGGGTTTCCGGCCGCGTTGTAAACTCTGATGAAGAGGTTGCCGCCGTAAGAGAGGCTGAGGCTCAGGCGGCAGCACAGCAGCAGCAGCAGCAAGCAATGATGCAATCCGCAGAAATGGCGGCAAGGGTTGGAGCGATGAATACCGGAAAAGACACTCTTGCCGGTGACTTGCAGGGAAAATAGGCCATGACAATACCGTTTTTAATGTCCGCAGAAGAAGAGGAGCGCGAAAAAGGCCGGTATGAGAATACATTCTCGCCGGAAGATAAGCGATACCTCAATGCGCTGCGCGAGGTCATAGCAACGGAAGCGGGCAGGGAATTTATTGCCGTGCTCGTTGGGGACAAGCTTGGAGCCTTTGAACCCTGCTGGCGCGGCAACTCGTCCATTCACAAGGTCGCCGCTCTGCGTGATGCAGGACAAGAATTGATGGACGACATAGCAATTGCAGACGGTGAAGCACACGACGAGATAACACGCAAACTGCGCCTGAGGCGGAAATTGTTTTTCCCCTTTGACAACGCGCAAGACAAATAGCGAAAGGAGAATTTTGCCATGCATAAAGCAGGTAATGCAGTCGGTACGGATAACACCAATGCCGCCGGAAATGACCAGCAGCAGGGCACTGTTGACCAGCAGCAGGGCCAGCCGCCCGAATCTGGGCAGCATGACCAGCAGACGGACGGACAGCAGGAAGGGCAGGCCAACGGGAACGAACAGGGAGCCGGATCCTCAGGTGAATGGTTCCAGTCTTTCCCCGAAGCCTACCACGAAAAGCTGAAAGGGTTTGACTCCATCGAAACGGCACTTGAAGCGATGGAGCGAGGAGCCAACTACAACCCGCCGAAGTCCGTTGATGATGTCAATATTCAGTTCCCTGACGGGGTGGATGTTGACGACAAGATAAACCAAAGCTTCCGCAAACTCTGCGTTGAGCACGGCATTACCGCGAAGGCGGCGCAGGCTCTTTCTGACTGGCAACTCAGTCTGAGCGCAGAGGCGGAAAAGGCCAAGATTGCGGCCGGTGAAGAGGTTCTGCGCAAAGAGTGGGGTGCCAAGTATGAGCAGAACAAAGTTGCTGCCCTCAAGGTGGTTTCTGCGCTGGACACAAAGACGGGTGGCCGGTTTGGGAAAGCGTTCATGGGTTCGACTTTCGACCTCGCGAACGACCCCGCAGCAATCGAGGCTCTGTATGTCATTTCGGAAATGATTGGCGAGGATTCGCTAGGCTCCGGCGATTCCGGCGGCGGTGGTGCCCAGAAGGTACTCTCTGCCGAAGACACCTACAAAGGCATGTTCAATAAATAAAGGAATGGTGTTATCATGTACACACTGAAAGAAATTGGCATCAAGTACGCGAACAAGCAGCCGAAAATGGTTGACGACTTGACCGAAAATACTCCGGTCCTTGAGCGCATGAAATGGGAAGCTGCCTCCCACAACATGTGGAACACGGCGGAAAAGTTGGTTGACATTCAGGGTGCAGGATGGGTGAACGCAAACGCTTCTCTGCCTACCATGAATGTAGGCTCTGAGCTTGTGAAGGTTGACCTGACTGTGCTCGGTGGCGAAATGGAAGTTCGGCAGGATACTGCCGACCAGTTCGGCGGCCCCGCTGCATACTTCGCCAAGAAGGAGCCGCACATCCTGAAACGGGCCGGAGAGGACACAGAGCGCAAGCTGATTTATGAAAACTGGCTTGCAAAGGCCATTGCCGACGGGAACGCCATTGACGCCGGTGCAATCTCTGGCGGCGTCTACTCCATCGTGGCGATGCGGCTTGAAGAAGGCGTGAACAACGGCCTCTTTGACCCGACGCAGTTCAACAAAGGCTTGCTGCTGAACAAGTTCCCCATCAACGGCGGCAACCTGTACAAGACCACGGAATCCGGCGGCACTGTCCTCGGATACGGCGTTGCCATGAAGGGGCGTTTCGGGTGGCAGAACCTGTCTACCCGCAACGTTGCAGCAATCTGCAACATTCAGGAAGGCAAGCTGCCTACCGCCGCAATGGTGGATGACATCCTTTCCGACGTTCGCGCGAAGCCTGCCGACACGATTCTGATTTGTCATCCCAAGGGCAAAACGCTTGCTCTTGCTCCCTTCAAGGAAAGCGCATTGCAGATGGGCGTACAGGACAAGGAATACAACCGCATGATTGATTTCTGGAACGGCGTTCCCGTAATCACGACTTACAACATGTATGATGGTACCGAAACCGTCGTCACCGGCCTGTAAGGAGTTATGACCATGTACAAGCATAAGCTTATTTTTGAGGACAACGCTTTTCAGCTGGGCATGACCGTGCCGGTGAACACTTCGGCCACGGCTACGAAAGCTCTCCGTGTTGGGCGTATTCAGGGCAACCTCGCGGTTACCATCACAGCCGCAGACGGAAACGTCGCCCTTGCAACGGGCACAAAGGTTACGCTCTCCTTGCTCGGAAGCGAAACCGAAGGCGGAAGCTTTGTGGCTCTTGCGCCCGTTGTTCCGTCTGCCGTGCTGACCACATCCGGCGCATATGCTCCCGAAATGGGGGACAGGGTTATGTCCCTGATTGTTCCGGAAGACTGCCCGAAGTGGATTAAGGCCGTCGTTACCACAGACGACGTGGCAGCCGCTGGCAAGTTCAACGTATTCCTTGAATACCTCGCAGGCTAATCGGGGGAGCTGCAAAAATGAAACAGTTCAAGTTTTGTTACGAAAAGAAGGAAGCGGCAAAGTTCAAGCGCAACGCTCAGGGCACATGTTGGCGTGGTGTTCCGCTGAAAGTTGGCGACGTTGTTCTTGCACGCGATGAGAAAGAAGCCGCCGCGCTTGAAGGTCATCCTCTCTTTGTGGATGTTACTCCCAAGGAAGAGAAAAGGGCCAAATAACACCGGCTTCATATCTGAGCCTACCAAGGCCGGAGTCTTTCGGCTCCGGCCTTTTTCTTTCGGAGGTTTGAAAGAGAATGTCGCAAGTTCATTTGTTGAGCATCGCAAACAAGGCACTCTTTAAGATTGGGCAGAACCGCATTTCCAGTCTGACACAGGCTGGGAAAGAGGCTGACAAGTGCAATAGTGCCATACGCGACGTGCTGCGCGAGGTGATAGAGGAACATGCCTGGGGGTTTGCGACAAAGTACGCGACGCTTGCCAAGCTGCAAGAGGCTCCGCCTTTCGGGTTTGAGTTCGCGTATCAGGCTCCGCAAGAGGCGTTGCGGCTGCTTGATGTGCGCAGCGTGCCGGACTTGACCGCAAAGCCTGAAAAGCATGTTCTCGTTTCCGGCAACATTGTCTACACGGACGCGAACCCCTGCTATGCGCGATACGTCATATATACGGAAGACCTTGGATTTGCTCCGGCTGGGTTCATTGATACGGTCGCTTGGAAGCTGGCGGCTGAGATTGCGCCGTCCCTTGCGAAGTCGAACCTGACGAGCCAAATGTTGCAGGGTTATGAGTTCGCGCTGGACAAGGCAAGGACTTCCGACGATAGCAACAACCTTCCTCGCAGGACAAACGAAAACTTGGAATGCAAGTTTCTGACGGCTCGCGGGTATGGATACAACCCTGATAACGAAGGGGGGTTTGCATAATGGGTGTTGCTCTCCTGTCTCATGCGTTTAACGGCGGAGTAATTTCTCCGCTGCTGCTCTCACGTCCTGAGCAACAGCGTTATCAGTCCGGCTGTCTGGTGATGAAGAATTTTGTTGCGCTTCCTCAGGGGCCGGCAACCAGACGTGCAGGGACGTACTACATGGGCGAGACAAAGGACCAGCCGAACACCGGAAATCCCGTAATTTTGGAAGAGTTCATTTTCTCTCAGAACGAGGCGCGCATTCTTGAGTTCGGAGCAGGCTATATGCGGGTCTGGACGCGCGACGGCCTTGTTATGAGTGGTGGCAGCCCGTATGAGCTTGCAACGCCGTACACAGCCGCAGACGTGCCGCTTCTCACGTTTGCGCAGTCTGCTGACGTTGTTTTTGTTGAGGTTTTGACATTTGAGCCTACCATCCAGCCGCCTACAGGCGGGACGGGGACGTTTGTTCCGGATCCCAATTCCAGCGCGGGGACATACACTGTCAAGTACAAGGTCGCAACAGTATCACAGGATGGGGAATTATCCGTTGGCTCTGCTACAATCGAGGTTCCGAACGGTCGTCCGGTTGGCGAGTGGTACACGGACGACTATGTAAACCTGTCTTGGAATGCCGTGCCCGACGCTCTTGAATACCGCATATACAAAGAGAAGACCGGCGTTTTTGGCTTCAT